CCTCACGTAGATTATTGCTCAAGGGGGTAGGGGGCCGCACAGTACCTTTTTATATAAATATAGTGCCGTTATATGCTATCTGACATAGAATAATGATGAATGTTATCATTAAATCATTAAGATTATTAAGTAATTAAGTATAAATATATAAATATACAAGAAAATCCTGTATCAACTAAGTATATATATAGTAATGAATTAACCTGTTATTTGATACTGGTTACAGAAAGTACGGAATATAGCAGAGTAGTATAATGATATATATATTATAGAACATAAGTATAATATAGCTCTTATCTTGTGTGTATATATATAATCGTATCTATTGTATCACTGTATCTATGATGATTGTATTATTATATAATTCCTTACTCTATAAATAAATATATATATTTAAATATATAAATTTATAATACTATAGGGATACAACAGATACGATCTAATCATTAAATCATTAAGAAATTTAATTAAATACATAATCCTTATTATATTACTCAATAATTATTTAATTAAAATTATTAGTGTTTTACGTACTGTAGGGGGATATTATTTAATTAAAATATTTAATATTATAATGATTTAATTATTTACTTGACAAAGCTCTCAATCATTATATAATTAAATAAAATAATGATTTAATTAAAGGATATTGATATGATTAAGACTTTTACAGTGTCTGCTGAACAGGAATTGCACTCCGATTACAAAAGATTGTGCATAGATAGGGGTACTAATGTAAGCAAAGCTTTACAAGAATTTATGCAGTCAGAACTTGATGGTAAGCAGAAAGCCTTTGAACAACTGGAAAAAAGAGTTGATGATTTAGAGACTTTAATCAACACGAAACCTAAAGCAGAAATCAAGAATCAAAACGGGTTTTAAGGAATAAATAAATGAAAACAGTATATCAGAACTTTTCCGTTTGGAAATTAAATGATTGTGAATGGTGGGCCGGTCTGGGTTTAGAACAAGCAATTAAAGAAGCTATAGCTGTCACCGAATGCAGCAGAGAAGAAGTTACATATGGAATGGATAAAGATCCTGTGAATCTTAGAAAATGTAAAATGTGGATTGTTCCAATAGAAGATATGAATATAGACAGAAACAAAAAAGTTAAATACTTCTTCCAGAAATTGTTCTTCTATAGATCAATGCTTTATGTATTAAGGCGTGATTTAATGTGGTTTAGAGAAAACAGTGAGACTAAATTCGGTTTTATGATATCTACTACAGAATATTAAAGGTGCTAATAAATGAAAACTAAATTACCAGTGAGAATAAGCACTTTAAATGATCTTGAATTGATTCTTAAATATTACAAAATTCATCCATATCTAATTATTGATAATAATCTTCTCCATTATATGCCGCTGCTAAAGATCCAGATAACAAAAATGAAACTATGGCAGATATTCAGAAGACGCAGGCTTGATAAATGTATTAAATATATTAACCGAGTAAAAACATTGGATATTATTATCGATTTCAAGATAATCTATAACCCAGGACACGAAAATGAAAAATAGCGCAACATTATTATATGAAGCACTTAGCAAAGAATTTATCCGCAGAGGAATAGGCAGTATTGATTTTTCTAAACTTGAAGAACTTTATCATTTAGCTGAACAAGAAAGATTTAATATCACGGCAGATGATGTTATCTCAATAAAAACTGCATTAACTAAACTCGGGATTTCAACCTATGAACAAAATGAATTATCTTGTTCCCAAATACTTTCAATGATTAGACGGCTTGCTAATAGAATAAGAGAAGGGATTTATGAGCCCCTTATCCCAAAATACGAAACTCCAAAACAATACAAACAGCGGACCGGAAAAGAATGGTCTGACGATGGGCCAGTATGGGCAATGTATAAACCATATTTAAGCAGTGTACATTGGGAATTATTTAGTTTTAGACAGGTCAAGAATGCATCTGATAACTTGATAAATCCTAACTATATAATTATAGCAACTGAAGCAGGGAAGCCTCTTCTTAGCTGGAAGCCGGAAGATATGAAGGGAACCCCATGACAGAATTTTATGGAATATTATTTTTAATATGTACCTGGGCTTTATTCATAATAATAATTTTCAAAATAGCGATAGATGATAAATGCTGTAAAACTTGTATATTTTTTAAAAGTAATCATCTCCCAGAATGGAATCATTTAGCATCTAACCGATGTAAGCGTTGTAAAGATTTCAATGAATATATTTTATATGATAATGAAGAGGTACTTCAATGAAAAAAACAGGTGTAATTTTCACGACACAGCTGGTTAAGGCTACCTTAGAAGATAGGAAAACCCAGACAAGACGGGTTATAAATAAAAAATATAGATTTAATGAACATCCTGAAAATTACAAGGTTTTTTATCAAGGTAGACTTGATGATGATTTCCCAGGAATTAAAACAGATGGTTTTTATTGTCAATTTACCGATATAGATGACGATGAAAATTTTTATGAGCCTATCAAATGCCCTTACGGTAAAATCGGTGATAGGCTTTATGTCAGGGAAACATGGACAAAACGCGCAGATGGATGCATAGCCTATAAGGCTGGCCCTTATCCTATGGATGTAAAGCATGATTTATGCAAATGGAAATCACCAAGATATATGTTTAAAAAAGATGCCCGCATATGGCTTGAAATAACAAATATCAGAGTTGAACGGGTGCACGATATAACAAATGAAGATGCGCTTGCTGAAGGAACACCAGGAGCTTGGATAATTAGTTCAAATGATTTTAAATATTATGAAAATCCTAATAAACATCATGTTTTTTTCTTCCAAAGATTATGGATTGAAATTAATCAAAAACGCGGCTACGGATGGGATGTTAATCCCTGGATATGGGTAATTGAATTCAAGGTGATTGAAAAATGAATGATATAATCAAACACATAGAAAGTCACACTATAATAGACGATCATGAATTACCACATGAAATTTATTATCCTAAAGAAATTGAACAATTCCAACTGGACTATGAAAAAATCTTCAAAACATTATTAAGAATCATGGATTGCCTTGAAGAAAACAATATGAATTATCATTATGGTGAACAAATATTAGAAGAAATATATAACATGCCTTACGAACAGATTAGAGAGCTAAAATGAATAAAATAGAACATTTCAGGCAGCATTTAATAGAAAATTTATCAATTAGTATTAATACTCCGATAGAAGATTTAATAACCCCTTATTTTAAAACTATTGATGTAATAAAATATGATACTCCAATAATGACAAAAAACAAGCAGCTGGTATTTAAAACATTTATAGATTTCGGAGATATGAAACAATCTCCTGAATTATGTATGTTTGCTGTCAATCAATATTTTTATTCATTTCACAATTTAACAAGTGAAGAATTCATAACAATTATAAAATGGGAAATAAAACATGAGAATCTCTGAGAAATTCGACAAAATCAAGATACTTCAAATAAAACTTGAAAAATATCTCATTATGAAATATCCGCCCCAGGAATTGATCAATATAGAACAGCAGAAATTAAATAAACTATTAAAGGAAGAAGAAGATGCATGATTCCATAATCAAAGGCATAACGCCCGAACACTTAGTTATAAACGATTTCCTTAAAGGTCCTCAAGATAATAAATATAAGCCTGAACATCCCTTTGGAAGTATGCCGTTTATTAGAAATAATAAAAAAGAAATTATCGAATTATGGAGAGCCGGATCTAATCTTGGAAAACTTGTTATGCTTTACGGCGGCGGTCAATATAAATACAAATCTTTATTAATCGAATGGTTAGGTAAAGAAGCGAAGGATAAATTAACTATTCATAAATATACTAAAAAAGATTCTGTTCCTGATAAACCCGAGGATTCACTAACAGTCAATGAAATAGTTGAAAGATACGATTTACCACCCAGGAAAGTAAGAGATTGTTTCAATCGGTTCAATTATAAAACTTTAGTTGTATATAAAAAATCCTGTTATCTAAATGAAAATGAAATTGATAAACTGTTAACAGATATAAGTAAAATGCGCAAATACAAAGGAAGAAAAAAATGAGTGATGATTTGATTTTAAAAAAAATAAAAAAAATGCTTAATCTTGCAGCAAGAGCAGGTACTGAAGAAGAAGGCAAAACAGCTCTTCTGAAAGCTCAAGAAATGATGTTAAAGCATTCTGTTGATGAATCTGAAGTGAATGGATTAAAAGAAAATAATATTGTTCAACTTCCTTTTGATATAAATACAAAAAGATCGCCACTTTATGTAGATTTTATTGCAAGTTCTTTATCAAAACATTTTCCTATTGAAACATGTAAAGTACATATTCCAGGCATATATAGTACAGTATGTATTATCGGCAGAAAGAGTGACGCAGAATATTTTAAAATTTTTCTTATAGCAACTTTAAAATATTTCAAAAATACGAAAAAAAAATCATTTTATGAATTTCTTAATAGTAGAATAATTGCACAGAGATTTGAATCCCCAAAAGTACAAAAAGCAAACTGGAAAAAATGCTATTTGACAGGTTTTTCAAATGGTTTAGATAATGCAATGCTAATAAATGAACAAGAAAAAGGCTTAATTGTCATAACGCCCAATGCTGTTATAGAGAAAATACAAGAAGAAATTCAGCCTGGAGAAGGAAGAAGCGTTCGCGTTCCAGTAGGTGGAGAAGGCTATTCAGCAGGTTCAAAAGATGGATTTGAATATGCACAAAATAATAAAAAAAATAGGCTGGAGGCCGCAACGTGAAAACACAATCAATAAAGATCAATTCCCCGGATGAACTTGTTATAATTCAGAAAGCATTATTTGCTGCAGGCGGGGCCCATAAAGACGGTTCTGTTAAAATTAAAAAAACTGAAGCTGCTTTCATTTTTATTTCAGAAAATGGTGAATTAACATTTTCCAGTGATCCTATGATATATGAAAAAAGGATTGAATTTGAAATAACATTATATGATTCTATCAAGTATCTTCAGGAATTTATAAAAAAGGCGCCATTTTTATATCGAGAAGGAATTAAAGCAAAAATGTCCTATCAAATTGATGCTGGAATTAAAAACGGATATACAACTATGTGCGCAGACCAGGGATACAATAAAGAAAAACGGCTTGAAAATCTCATTGCAGCTGATATCAAATGTCGTATTCTGGGAATGGATCTGATAAGTGTTGTTCAAAAAATGGTGGAAGAAATATGAAAGAGAAAACCCGAAAACAGATGTTAAAATCTTTTGAAAAACATATTGCTTCCGGTTGTTCATCCGAAATTCTGGGAATATCTAAAAATGAAAAATATGGTTGGATAGATCCAAATCACATTATTAAATACTGTTCAGGTTATCAAGATGCAAAAATATCATCCGAAAAAGATATAAACGCTTTATTGAAAATAATTACAGCAGTGCGTGATTATATGATGCAGACAAATCATGAAGATTTTATAGTTGAAGATGTTTTATATTTATTAGGATTTGGCCGTGATGGATTAGATTATTTGAATTTTCATGATTTGATAGGATCTTAATAAATGTTTTACTATATGAATTACGATAGACTTTTTGCATATTTAGCTGAATATCAATATGAATGGTTGCGCTTTTTAACCAAAATTCCACCAGAAAGAAGTGTTAAATTTTTCTTAATTTTGAGTAAAGCATTAAGAAAGAAATCAGGTTACTACAGATATTTTTATAATCGTAGAATGATGCATCACACATTGTGTATTATCAAAAGGAGACGTAAAGGATGATAGATAAAAAATTCAGAGCAGGGATAAGAAAGAAAATAAACATATAAATATTATTGGATTCTATGTATATGATAAAAAAATTGTTTTATGGTTTATGGATAATGATGATATGCCAGATTATAAAGAATATCAAATTGATAGAATTATCATTGAACAATATTCTGGATTTAAAGACAAGGACCAAAAAGAAGGATATGAAAATAATTTATATTCATTTCCCGGCGATGGCTTAAATGATAAAGGTCCTTTTCGTATATTTATGGACGAAAATAGTGGTTGTTATTCGCTGAAGTCTATTACTAAAAATGGATTTGAATTATCTATTCATTTTCTATATAGAATGACTTGTGTCGGAAATTTCCATCAATATAATAATTAAGCATTAAAGCCGATATATATAAAATTACCATAACCGGAATCGTACCCTTTGAATAATACTGTTCCGGTTTTTGATCGGTTCCAAAAGATTTTATAATTCTTTTTTGTGCGTTTCCTGTTTTCTGGAACCACATCATACGCAGGATGATCTTTCCCGAAAAGACGTTTATATCCAGGATCGAAAAAATACGAAGTTATCAAAATTTTATAATCAAAAAGTTCATCATCTATAAAATGATTTAACTGTTGAATATCCGGGTATAAAGTTTCAAAATTCATATCTTTAAGATGATACATATGTTGAACACGCCCTCTTACACAGTCAATATGTAAATGAGCACTCTTTGAAGCCCCGGAGTTGCCCATCATGCCTATAAAGTCACCTCTGACTACTTTATCGCCAACTTTATGACTAACCGGTTCTTTCAAATGACAAAATCGTATTGTATATTCCATATTTCAATTATAATACTATTTTGAAATAAAAAAAACAATTTATATTGACAACAAAAGATAAACTGTTTACAGTAGTATTATGAAAACTTTAGAAGAAGCGTTAACAATTACAGGAATTTCAAAAACCATGTTTTATATACGCTTAAAACGTATAGATGAATACGACCAGGCCGATCCAGAAAACAATGAAAGCAGATATATTGCAACCAATCGGTCACCAACCAGAATATTCACCGACATGACTGTTGAAAAGGTAAAAGAAGCGAAACTTACGCAGAATGGTAGGCCAAAGAAGGCCGTCAGTTGAAACAGGATTACTCAAAATATAAATCACAATTGAAACATTATCTATCACAGAAAGGATTCAATGTTTCACAAAGCCCCATGTTCTGTATTTCCCCGGAACACAGCAATTCAAATACTCCGGCCATGATATTACATGACGATGGTTTTAAATGCCAATCCTGCGGCGTTCACGGAGATATATATGATGCAGCCGGTTTAGTGTGCAGTATAGCTGATATAAAAGATCAATTTAGAGAAGTTGAAAAAACTCTGACTGGTGTTTCTTCAGAAAACTTTCCTGCTGGTCCTGTTAAAAAAAAGGAAATCAAAACAGATCCTGCAGCTATAGAAGAATTTGAAAGTTTTGTACGTAATCATCCGGGCCGCGAGAAAGGCGTTAAATCTTTTTTAAAACAACGCGGCTACATTGATGAAATTGCCTTTGAAATGAGAGATAAATTCGGATATTGGCCAGGGATAGATGAAGCCCAGAAAAAAATCCCGCTTGAAAGATTAGAATTGGCCGGCATTCCCATCCCTATTGAAGATAAAAATTTTTCTTCCTGGTTTTATTCTGGCGTAGTTGTTCGCCTTGGATTCGGTTATAAGTTATTATTCTATAAAAATGGAAAATGTGAAAAAAGAAATTCAATTTCTGCAAAAACATTCCCATGCCCGAAAAATGAAAACATAACCGGAACAGCTATTTTAGTAGAAGCAGAATTATCAGCTCTTTCAATGTTGTCGGTTGGTTTTAAAAATGTATATTCAACAGGCGGGACCAATGGAATCACAAAATATAATGTTAATAAATTATTAAAATGTGACAACATTATTTTCGCTTACGATGGTGATAATTCTGGCCGTTATTTTTCTGGCCTTGATGAATACAAAATTGATAAAAAAAATGAAATAAAACAACAACCGCAGACTCCTATTCAAAAATTATATGAAGCTGGTTACATAGGCCAAATACACGCCGCAAGGCTGTTGGAGACCATGGACGCGGATGATTTTTTGCAGGCGATAAAAATCGAAGAATTACGCGAAATTATCAATAATGCCGTTGAAATAATACCCCCGGATACAGAAGTTGTATCCAAAGAGCCAAAAAAAACAAATGATATGCCGTTTCAATTTCTCGGGTATGACGAAAAAGCTTATTATATTTTACCTGGATTTCAGCAAGTAGCATTGAAAATTTCAAGAGGCGAACAATCAATAAAAAATTGGTTATTTGAACTTGCAACTGAGGATTGGTGGTTTATTAAATTCAATATGGAAGTAATTACAAAAGAAGGTGAAGAAAAAACCATTTTTGATAGAAAAAAAGCTCTTGCCTGGTTTCGAGAAAAATCATACCAGGCAGGGATCTTTGATGAAAAGAAAATAAAAGGCGTAGGCGCTTATGTAGATAATAATAAAATTATTTTTAACACTGGTAAGAATATAAAATTATGCAAAGGCAACACTATTGATTATGACGAATGGAACGGTAATAATTTTTATATAAAATCTAAACGCCATTTTAAATTATCAAATAAAATTTGGGATGCTGAAGAAGGTCGTAATTTATGGGAACAAATTAATACTTTTTCTTTTGAGAAAAAAATGGATAAAATTGCTGTAGCTGGATTTATGATTATGTCTCCATTTTCTTCAATTCTTTGGCGTAGGCCGTCAATATGGATAACAGCTCAAACTGGAATTGGAAAATCATTTTTAATTGAAAGTCTTATTGCCCCATCCGTAGGGGATGGCAGTTATGCTTTTTTTTCTGAAGGTTTATCTTCAGAAGCTTTTATCAGGCAATCAATGAAACGTGATTCAGTCCCTATAATTCTTGATGAATTTGAAGCTAAAAATAAAATTGAACAAATGAATATTGTTAAAGTAATAAATCTTATGCGTTCTTCTTATGAAAGGGGAAAAATTGTTGGTAAAGGATCTGCAACTCATGATCCTATAGTTTTTAATATTAATTCGATGTTTTGCTTCGGTTCAATAAATGTCAGACTGGATAATAATGCAGACCGATCCAGAATCCATGTTTGCAGAATGCGTGAATCAGTAGGAAACTGTATATCCCCTAAAGATTTTACCGGGTTAAGAATGCGCACTTTTAATATGCTGCCAAAAATATTAAAAGAAATAGATATATGTAAATCAAAAATATTAAAGCTTGGATTAAACGACCGGGTTGCAGATACTTATTCCCCGTTTTTAGTAGGAACCTGGAACCTTGTATCAGATAATGATTTTATGGATGAAAAAGGCGGTGAAGTAGAAGCCAAAATATTTGATTTTTTTGGAAGAGCCATATCAGAATTAACTGGTAAAGAATCGGTAGACGATGAAGACAGAATTATTGAAAGAATCCTCCAGGAAAGAATAAGAATCGATACAGCAACGGAAAAAACAATAGCTGAAATGTTGACACAATATGACGGCATGGTAGAATTGGGAGTTTTACAATATTCTAAAAATTTACAACGATATGGCTTAAAACGATTTACAATGAAAGATAAAACTGAAGTCATAGCAATAGCGCACAATTCCCCGGATATATCAAGATTTCTGGAAAATACACCATTTACGGAATATAAAGAAGTCATTCAACGGAATAGATTTGTCATTGATAAATCATATCCTGTAAAAATGGCCGGTAAATCTGAGAGATCTGTTCTTCTTAACTGGAAAGAATTCAATAAAATGTATTTATATGATGAAAATGAAGAAAAAGACGAAAATTTACCTGTTTTTGATAATTAACTGTTGACAGTTGTAAATGGTTTTGATATACTCTAATCAAGATTAAGAACAACAAAGGGGTTTAAAATGGCTTATATCAGTACTGAAGAAGTAAAAGAAATTAGAACGGAAATTAACAAACTTTTTCCTAAAAAAGACGGCTGGAAAATATCAATAACAAGATCACACAGTTCATCTGTAAATGTTTCCATAATGGAATCAAAGTTAGATCTTGATCCTGAAAATAAAGGTGATTACGGAGTAAATGAATATTATATTAACGAACATTATAATGAATTTCCGGTTCTTCTTGAAACATTTAACAAAATAAAAGATGCAATTAACGGCGTTAAACAGTATGAAGATCGGAATGCTGGCGATATGAGCGCAGATTATGGTGATTCTAATTTTTTCTATAATATCGCAGTTGGAAAATGGGATAAGAACTTTGTAAAAGTTGCTTAATACTTATGATATTATATAATATTATCCTTGCAAATGTGGGGATGATATTATATAATAAATTATATTCGAGGGATAGGAAATGAAATCAAGATATTCTAAATGTAAATGTGGTGAAACTGCTTTTGACGGGAAATTTGAAAATGTTTTAGAGAACGATAAAGTTGTTATTAGATTACAATATCGTTGTAGAAATTGTTTAAGATTATTGAAAACAAAACTTAATGAAAGCAATAAGCCGATTTTTAATATTTATACCATGAAAGAGTGTCGCGAATGAACACCCAAAAAGAAATTGATTTTGGCAATGGTGTAAAAATTATTGCCAAAGAAGATCCTGTAAAAAAATTAAAAGAAGATTTAATTCTTTTATATAAACTTGATTATGATATGAATGATATATTATTAACAATTGAAAATTCATTGAGAAATTACCAGAATAAAAAAGGAGCAAAAATTATGGCATGTGATTGTTTAGAAAAATCCATTGATAAGTTAAGAATCCATTATGGAGATCCAGAAGGTGAAACGGACGCGCCAAGAATACTGTATCCCAAAACTGGCAAAGTGAATACAAGATGGCCTTATCTCGTTTTTAAATATAGACCCAAAAAGAAAAACGGCTCTTTTTATAAATATAAAGAACGCGTAAACATTACCGCCCCATACTGCCCTTTGTGTGGTAAAAAATATGAAGAGTATTCAAAAAAGGAGCCAAAATGAAATATGGAAAATTTATTGAAGTTATCGGTCCACGGGTTAACGATTATATATCTGTAGCAAAAGCAGTTTCGTTAGATCAGACCAGATATTTTATGAATTATTGTTACTGCGAAGGTGGAAAACTAATTTCTACAGATGGAAGAATGATGTTCATTTTAGAATTGGGTAATAATCCCTTCTGGTTTGAAGAAAAGAAGTTTTACAAATATTTAAAATCAACTAAAAAATATATTTGGTTTGTCGAAATAATTTCTGAAGTTGGACAATTCCCTAATTATAAAAACGTTTTACCAACCGGCGATCCTATAGACACATTTAATTTCATTTTACATAACAATAATCGTAGAGTTTATTCTATACAAATGTCTAATTTATTTAAAAAAATTCCAGAAAATGAATCAATCAATATGTTACATATTCATAATTTGCCAAAAGAAATAACTTTTAAAGTTTCTTTATTTGGTGAACACAAAGCGATACAATTTAAATCGGAAAACGGGTTAACAGCCTTATCAATGCCCTTTTGGGATTAAAGGAAATAAAATGAAAATACTAACACTCAGTAGCTGGAAAGGCGGAACCGGAAAAACAACACTCGCAGCAGCAGCAATCAAGACTCTCGCAAAACAGGGAAAAAAGATCCTTGTAATAGATCTCGACAGCAATCTAAGCATGACCCGGATTTTTGGATTATCTGGATATGCCGGAAATTCCATAGATCTTTTGAATGGAGATAGTGTTTTCTCTTATTGCGCAGACGATAATATATTTTTGATTCCCTCCGATCTCCGGATTTCCCGTATGTCAAATCTGTCTGATCGAGTATTAAAAGTCGCATTAAAAAAAATGGATCTCAAAGGCTTTGATTATATCTTCATAGATCCCCCAGGCACAATGAACGCATTAACCAGGAACGCTATTTGCGCAGCTGATAAAGTAATTATTCCCGCAATGCCTTCTTTAATAGATTTTGAAGCAACCAGCCTTGTTATTGAAGAAATGGAGATGATGGGAGTTGAAGTCGATGTTTCAGTAATTCTAAATGGATTTAACAACAAAAAGAATCTTCAAGATATAGAATCAAAATTCTCTAATGAATTTGAAGATCTCTATTTCTGTCAACCAGTTTCAGATATGAAATCATTAAGAAATCTGTGCGCTAACATTTCGGGATACAAACTGCAGGGCCGAGCAAAACAGATTATTGATAGTTTTGTGCGGGAGGTTATAGAATGATAGCCGGTAAATTTAATTATAAAATAAACGGTGTAAAATTAAAAACTATGGAAGATTACGATGATTTATTTAATGATGATTATCATGGTAAATCAAGATTTGCCTTTTCCGATAATAAAAAATTAAGGCAATATTTGATTAAAAAAAGAGGCGAAATAAAACCATTCGTAATTGAAATTTCAAAGTTTATAACAATGAATCTTTTAATTTGTGAATTAGAATATGATTTTGAAACAGGAATCACTGAAATTGAAGCTTACAGAGCCATACCAGCAATTATTAACGAAAATGCATTGACTGTAAAGTCAGAAGATAGCGCAGATGTTCAGCCTGATAAACTATGGGCCCGATCATCACCAGAAGAAATTTTGAAAGATATTGAAAATACCACTAAATCATTAACACCTTATATGATGGATATCATAAGCTCTAAAGAAAATCCTGAATCTGAATATATCACAATAATGAAACATTCGTCTGTTGGAGCAACCTGTATTTTAGCAGAAAATACATTAAAGCAGCTTAGATATTATCAAACATTTGAAGGATTAGCCGATGCAAAAAAAACAGGGATAGAAGCGCTTTTCAAATCTTTCATGTCACGCAGAGATTACAAAAAGCATCAGAGATTTTTGAGAAAAATTAGATTCCATAAATGGATTAAGAGAATATTAAAATGGAATTGAAAGAATTTATCAGCGCAGTTGAATATAAATCTAATGGCCCTATCATACAATTTTCTGATTTTTATCAAAAAAGATATCCGAAAGAATACCTTATTATTCAGAAAGGTTTAAAAAATGGTACTATCGCAGTAATTACCGGAATAGGATTTCAAGTCAATTATCAAACAAGGCATGATTGCGATTGTGAATATTGCGAAAAAACAGATAATTATAGTAAGTTTTTTTCAAAAATTGAAGATGCTGAAAAATTTCTTCAGAAGATACAAGAAAAATATGATCTTGATTTTTACGACAGCAAAATAGAAGATGATATTTTTTTTGTAAAAGCAGTCAAACAAGATCACGAAAATCTGGGAGAATTATTCAATGGCTAAACTAAAATCAACAGGAATTAAAAAAATAGACCTATCAGAAATCATACTTAAAGACAATATTCGCAAAGATTATTCTGATATTGAAGAACTGGCGGGTTCAATCGAACGGGACGGCCAGCTGCAACCAATTATAATTTCCCCGGATTATGAGCTTATAGCGGGCTACAGGCGTTTCAAAGCGCATGAGTATCTAATGACACAGGGAAAGCCTTTTAATCAAATAGAGGCCATTATACGCACTGGTGAGGCGTATATTTTACAGCTTACAGAGAATATCCACCGTGATAATTTAAATCCTGCAGAACTGGAACAGGCGCTTAAAAAAATGATCGAAACCGGATTAACTCAAAGTCAGATTGCAACGCGATTAAACAAACGTATATCATGGATTTCTGATGCTCTTGCTGCTGGTGCTGTACGCGGAAAAGTCAAAACCGATACTTCAGGAATTTCAACATCCGCAATGTCGCAGCTTAGAGGTGTTGACGATGAAGATTTAACATTTGTTGTGAAAGAAACTAAAAAAAACGGCGGGACCGTCAAAGCCGCGAAGGCTGCAAAAGATAAAGTTGTGCATAAGTCTGTGGATAATGTGGATAAGTCCGATCCTTTTGAACCCTTAAAAGGCGAAATCCGAAAATTATTAAGACTGGATTATGATTCTCAAGATATATTGAATTGTATTGAAAAATTACTGGAAGGATTGAATAAATGAAAATCTCTAAAAAACTCAAGAAAAAAGTACTTATAGCAATAGATGATTTCTTTTTGAACGAAGTTAAGGATCTTCTGGAATCTGAATATCCGCCTTACATGTGGTCAATAGAAGACCAATCAAAGCTCGGTGCTTTTATGTCTTCTTCTATAGCCTTAACTGATAAAATAACTAAAATCTTAGAGACTGATTAAATCATGACTGCCTGGACCGTAGACTACATAAAACAAATCGATAAAAAAATAGCAATCAAAAATAGAGATGGAAATATAAAAATAGATCGTGTTTCCGTTTTTGTTTCAAAAGATTCAGTTATGATAGATGATAAAAATAAAACCATCTTCACCCCTGAAGAATGGAAAATATTCAAAGAAGCAGGCTTTAGACCGCAAATATATTTTGTTAAATCGGTTTTCAAAGGGAAAATAATTGACGGGTGATAATATTTGCTATAATATAATAATAGGAGCAGAATATAATGAAAACAACCACCGCCAAGTGTTCAGTTGATGAAAAAGAACATATAAGAAATGAGGCACATAAACGGGGGCAGCTGATGCGGCCGTTCATAGGCTATGTGCTTAACAAATATTTGCCATTATCTTCTGTAAATGTATACAACCAGGACATTCCCCGCAATACATCTGTAGGCGTTAAACTGCCCGAAGAACTTGAAAAAAGACTTGAAAAAAATATGAAAGAATTATCAACAACTTATGTGACAATAAAGATGTTTGAAATTGTTTTAACTTGTGTCGATCTGGAGTGTGAAAATGGAAATAAATGATGAACAAGCTATTAATTATGTAACTGGTTTAGTTATAACAATGAAAAATAAAATCGATATCTTTGATTCTCAATCTAAAGACACATGTGAAAACGAGGATCTTTATGTTTCATCTGATGAAAGATATTTATGTGCATCATTAGAAATTGTATTGAATAAAGCCAAATCTAATATATTGATTAATCCTGATATGAATAAAAAGGATGAAAAATGAAAATAATTTCTATTGCAATAGGTTTTTTAATGTTATTAACAGCGGATATAACTTCACCATGGACAATAAGCGAAATTATACTTAATGCTGTTTGGATAATATCTGCAACGGTACTAATTACCATTCCAGTTATTTTTGCACATAAGGAGAATATGAAAAATGGATGAAAAAATATTATTAAAAAAATCAGATGAATTGATTAAGATTGCTGAAGAATTAGTCAGCAATATAAAATTATCATATGTAGCAGGCGGCCAGATTCAGGCGCAGGATGTTGCAAGAGTTGAAAAACTTTATGATATTTCTGTTGATATTAGAGAAGCCGCGCAAGGATGAAAGAATCTAATTTGCGCAAAACATTTCTTCCAGTATGGCAATTAAAAAACGGGAAATCATCAAAGTTATTTCGGAATAATACCGGCGGCTTTAAAGATAAATTCGGTCAATGGGTATTCTATGGTGTCGGTTTATGGAGAAGAAAAAATAAGAAATCCCCATATAGACCAGTCGGCGGCGGTGATGATATCGGATGGACAAGTAAACCTGCTTGTGTAATTATTCCTGAAATACAATTAAGTTTAGTCAGTTGTGCATCTTTTTATAATTGCAAAGACTGTCCTATTCATGAAAATCCTATAGCTGTTTTCACAAGCGTTGAATATAAAACAAAAGGCGTACCAGAAACTCAAGATCAGAAAGACTGGAAAAAATTAGTTATAGACTGCGGCGGTATTGCAGAGACAATCAAAGAAGGGGAAATATGAAAGATTCAGAATATGAATGTAATATGTGTAGAGGAATCTTTGAAAAGGGCTGGACTGATGAAGAAGCAAAAGCCGAAGCCGAAAAAAACGAATTTCCCCTTGATGAATGCAGTCTTGTTTGTGAGAACTGTTACAATATAATAATGGGAAAGGATCAGACAATATGAAAGCAGTAGAAATATACGTAGGACAGCCGATAGGGAATTATGAACCGGAACATATAGCAATAATTTTGAAAAACACTTTTCCGGACTGTAAAGATAAAGATTGGTTAGAAAAAAGTAAAAGCCTTTTTAAATCAGATGCTGAGAAATTAGAAAAAATACTTCTTGATTCTCTTCCTGGCGGTACATATGACGCACTACTCGGCGAAATGCTGAAAAGAAAAGCTTCTTCTTTTGTTGTAAGCTTCGGAGATAAAAAGTGAGCATAAGGCGAAAAGATAGAAAAAGAGCTATTAAAAAATATTTAATAAAAACAGAAAAGCAGCAAATTAAAAGGGAAATTTTCACAATTGCCAGGCAACGCGATTGGATTTTTATAATTACACTTATTGAATCTATAATAATAATTGCCTTTATATTGGATAAATTTTTATGAATCGACCTTTTCATCCCAGGAAATACCAGCAGCAGGCGAATGATTCGATATGGAAAGCCTACGAAATGGGCCATAGACAATTCATTTGGACCGGAGCAACCGGAAGCGGCAAAACAATAATCGGCGCAGATATAACAGCTGATTTTATGGATAAAGGAAAGCGCGGCTTGTGGCTGGTTCATAAAAAAGAAATAATGACACAGACTTTAAAAAAACTCGTTACCTATGGATATGAACCTGGAATCATGCAGGGTAATATATACATGATTGATTCAAATGTTTTTGTTGCAATGATTCAGACTCTTTCCCGAGGCGGTAGGCTTGATTTTCTATTAAAAAACGGCGTTAAATTTGATTATGCAATAATAGATGAATGTCACCACGGCGGAGCTAATCAATGGATACAAGTAACAGAATTATTAAAAAAAGCAAATCCGGATATGATGATTTTAGGTTTAACAGCAACACCGCAGAGAACTGATAATATTGGATTAAAGCAAGTTGGCTATACTGCATTGATTAACGGTCCGCAATATGCTGATTTACTCAGTCCTGAATATACCGGCGGCGAAATCTATTTAACACCTCCCCTGGTTATTTTTTCACCGCTTACTCTTAAACTTCAAGGTGCAAAAAGTAAAAAGAAACAAGGAGATTTTGAAACAAAAACAGAAACAGAAATATTTTCTGAAAAAATTGTAGTTGAGGATTGCGTAAAACTTTATAATAAATATTTTAACGGCGCACCTGCAATAATTTTCGGCGCATCAGTCGAAGATTGTATAAATGTTACTTCCAGATTACAGGCTGAAGGCTGGAAAGGCGGAGCAGTATATGACAAAATGGACCCTGAAGAACGTAAGGATTTTATTGAAGGACTTGGTAACGGAAAGTATAATTTCTTGTGCAGTTATGAAATCCTTAGTGAAGGAGTGGACGTGCCAGTTGTCGCAGGATGTATTAAGCGGCGTAGAACTAACTCAATCATTATCGAGATGCAGCAGAACGGCAGACCGGCCAGAAAATACCCAGGGAAAAAATATAATTTAATTCTTGATCAATGCGGGAATTCTCTTATTCATCATCATCCATTAACTTATAGATGGTGGGAGCTGGACGGCTTGAAAAAGAAAGGTGATGAACCAGAAATGAAAATGACAGTTTGTCCAGGCTGTAATTGTTATCTTGCCGGTCGGCCTGCAGAATGCCCGTATTGTGGTGAAAATTTAAAAAATAGAGATAATGATAATATTGAAGAAATCCGGGAAGTTCCCGCGCCAATGGAAATATTACCGCCGCCTGCTTACTCAGGTTATACCGATAGAGTAGAAATTGAAGAATATGAATTATCAGATCAAGAACAAGCAATTTATAATAGAATAAAAAATGGTCAATTAACAAGTTATGATCGGTTCGGGGAACTTGCCCGAATGATAGGCAAAGATCGCAAATGGACTGATTTGGTTTGGAGGAAATATTATTCATAATGGGAATTAACACCGACATAAACAGAGTAATAATAACAGGCAGATTATCACGAGATGCAGAATTAAAATATACTTCAGGCGGGATGGCTGTTTGTAATTTCAGCCTTGCGTTCACCAGGAGGCAAAATAAAAATGGAACATGGGAAGCAAAATCATGTTTTATAGAATGCATCCTATGGGGAAAATTAGGCGAAGTATTGATTCAATATTTATTGAAAGGAACTCCAGTATCAATTGATTCTCAGTTAGATTTTGATCAATGGGCAGATCATGATAATAATAAAAGATCTAAGCATAAACTTGTTGTATCAGAAATTAAATTACATAAAAAAATGACAGGCCAACAGCAGCAAGAATCATCTAATTATACAGACAGTAAAAATTATGAAGATGATATACCATTTTAAAGGATGAAATAATGCCAAAAATAACAGAAGAAGAAAGACAAAGATTTCACCAAATATTAGATGATTCGATAGACAAATTGAATTCTGAAAAAAATATAAAAAAAGTTCACTGGAAACATTGTAGTATTCAATATCTAAAAAATAGAAAAATACAAGAAAAAAAAGAATTAAGAGAAGCGCTTATAAAAAAGTTTGGAGATATTAAAATCAAATCAGAATGTTATGATAATATAAATTTTAATCTTTTTATCATCGATAATCTTAATCGTAGAACAATAAATAAAAAAGAAAGGCAGATGATAATAAAAAATGCTATCAAAAAATTGGATAAAAAATGAATATTTTTAATATCCACAAGCAAACTACATCTAAAGAAGATAAAAAGAAATTAATTAAAATTATAAGAAAACAAAATAGAATAGTTATTAAGAATAGTTTTAAAATGACTTGTGGATGCTGTGAAAAAATAACCCCTGTAGAATGGTTATACAAATGTTTTTATTGCGGTGTTTGGTTTTGTCATAAATGTGCTGAAGATCATTTTTCATCTGAAAAAGAAATCATATTAAAAACAATTAAAAAATGTTCAGGCTGTTCTGATTGCAAGGCGCTGCGTAAATGAACGATATAATTCAAGGAATGCATGTCAAAACAAATTACGGTTCCGGAACAATACAATACGAACAGGATACGGGAAAATATAGTCCAGATCGTAGATTTGCTGTTTTAATGGATGAACTGAATCCAAAATATATAGAGAAAGGTAAAGAACCAATATTATATTTTTTTCTTAAAGATATAAAAATGATTGATTATAATCAAGGAGAATTATTTACATGAACCCATATACATTTTACCCTGCAGGCGTAAGAGATTCTAAACGAATTTTCATTGGTTCATCCGATATACCTGTCATAATAAAAACCCGGAAAAGTACTATTAAAAAATCACAGCGTGAATTATGGCTTGAAAAAACAGAACAGGTTGAATCCTGGGGTGGAAATCACAAATCAAAATTAGGCCATGAGCTTGAACCTATAATAATATCCAGACATATTTCAAAAGATTTCGGAGAAGAAACAGCATACAAATATAAACTTGATTTTATTTTACATCAAGATTATAGAGATCCAGAAAAATATAAACCGCCTACAGCCTTTTTACCATATACTGAAGCTTATCACCCTCAATTTCCCTGGGCCGTTGCTCATGCTGATATCCTTTTCATAAACAGGAAAGAACGCAGGTTAATCGAAGCAAAAACAGGCGGTTATTTTGCCAGAATAAAAAGAGATGATTTTGAAGGATTTGAAATTTCTAAAAAATCGGAACTTGAAGATCCTGATAAGATACCTATCGAAATAATGCTTCAGGTACAATGGCAAATGCTTTGTTATAATGTTTTTGAAACTACTATTTTATTGATGGTAGATAATGAAATCTATACGTTTTTAATTCCGGCTTTCCGCAAATGGTGGCCTATAATGATTGAAAAGGCGAGTAAATTTTATAATTATTGTATTTCAGAAACAGTTCCGCCGCCTGAAAAAAAAGAAGATGTTTTTGGAATGTTCGATAATTTAAAAGATAAAGCCGTTTATGTGACCGGCGATAGGGCTCTGATTTCTGAAGATATGAGACTTGAAAGAAAAAAAATTAAAAGCATGATTAAGCGGCTTGAAGCGCGAAAAGATGATATTGAAAATGCAGCGGTGCTTTTAATGGGTGATAATAAATATCTATTTAATGGAGAAACAGCAGAAAAATTATTTTCACAAACTCTTGTAAAAGATCAATGGAATATGATTAGTCCTAAAAGTTTGGACGCTAAGGATTTTGAAAAATATCTTAAACGAGGAATTTTCAATAAACATGACATAAGGAGAGTAAATTAAATGAGTTGGGGAGAAATAAGCTGTTCAAAAAGAAATGCACCAAAAAATAAATATGGTGGATGCACTGTTGCAACATTTGAAACATGTAATAAGCTATGCCCTTTTTACACAAACGACAAAAATCTAACCAAAACGCAAAAAAGATTATTAAATAAACATAATAAGGAGCAATAAAATGAAAAAGAAAGTTTTAATGTGGCGACAAAAAGGCAATGAAGATTGGGCTGAATATGATGAATCAAATGTTTCGGAATTGGAAGATTACGAAGTAGGTGTAATCTATATTTATGAATATAAAGTTATCGAAAAGGAAATTAAATGAACAACGAAATTGAAAAACATGAACAATTCCTGCAGGTGATACAGAAAGAAAAAGATTTAATTGAAAAAGCATTACCATTGATCAATAAATTATTTCTTTTTTCTCCTGAAGATATTCAAAATTGGAACGAAGAAAAAAAAGAAGCATTCTTGCGTAAAACGATGATGAAAATAGCTAATGATGAAAAGTTAAAAGACTGCTTCACAACTCCAGAAGGAAAAATTTCTATCATGGAAGCCGTACAAAAATCTTGCAGCACCGGCCTTGAAATCGGCGGTAAACACGCCTATCTTGTACCACAAAAAATCAATAATAAATTAACAGCAAGATATTCAATAAAAGCTTCAGGCTATTTTGCAGTGCTTTGCGGCGGTTCACGGCCAATATTTGCAGATCTAAGATGGTCTAAAGTATATGAAAAAGATGAATGCAAAATTGATGCCGGTACTGGCGAGATATTTCATACTGTTTCTATTACAGAAGATCGCGGGGAAATGAAAGGTATATGGGTTCAAATTATCAAAAAGAATGGCCAGAAAGAAGCAATATTCTATTCTATGAATAAAATAAAACAATGGCAATCAAAATCAAAAAATACAAGAGATGATGCCCCCTGGAAAAACTGGCCGGATGAAATGGCAGAGCAAGCTTGTATTCGTCACGCTTGCGATAAATACGAACAGGCGCGTGATTTACTTATGGCTGCTATTTATGATGATGAAAAGATTGACCCAGAATCCACCACAACCGAAGAAATTGAAAAGGAATTGAATCCTGATAAAGATAATGACGGTAGTTTTATTTGACTATAATATTAAATTTAGATATACTTAAATCGTAGGGTGGAACAGTCGGTAGTTCGTGTGGCTCATAACCACGAGGTCGCGGGTTCAAGTCCCGCCCCTGCTAAAAAAACCAAAAAAAGAGGGGGTAACGCTGTGCATGGCTTGCCCCCGTTGTTTTTTTATTGACCTGTAGTATTATTCATAGTAAAATAATATAACGTTTTTTGATCAAATACGGAGGGTAGCAATATGAAAAGAACTGCTTAAAACCAATACGAGATTATCTATTAAATCAAAAGCCCGGTTGCATTTACGACCGGGCTTTTTTATGTTATATTTACAATATGGCACAAATATCCATGGATTTTGATGAAAATAAACTGATGCGCGGCTTTGCAGATATTGAAAAAGCTTCATTTCTTGCTACAAAAAATACTCTTGATACAATGGCCGGGTTAACCAGAAGAAATGCAGTTAAAAATGTTGGATCTGATTTCATAGAAAGAAATACTTTTACAAAGCGAAATATCCAGTTTCAAAAATCTTCTGGAACCAAAATATCAGATTTAGAATCACGCGCCGGAGCTACAGAAAGAGCAGCTTACATGAGACTCCAAGAAGAGGGTGGTGAACGCAAAACTAAAAAAGGTAATAACTTAGCAATTGCAACCAATAGAGCGCGTGGCGGCTCTAATTTAAGCCTGGTAAGCCGTTCAAACTATCTTCGAGCAATTAAAAGAAACAAAATTAAAGGTAAGTTTAAAAAGAATATCAGATCACCAAAGGCCCGAAGCGTTGCAGCTGCATTTGTCGCAAAAAGAGAAAATAAATTTATAACCAGGTCAACGGGAATTTACAGAATTGACAGGTTTAAAAAAACAGGTAGAAACAGAATAAAATTTAAAAGATCAATGATTTATAATACTCAAGAAAGAAAAGTTAGGGTGCGCCCTACACCCTGGCTTGAACCGGCAACGGAAAAGCCTATCCGAGATGGACAGGCAATTTTTAATAGTAATGTTGATAAGCTGCTTAAGAAAGATATTATTTAATCTGTTTTCTTAATTCATTTGAATATATTTGAAGATCTTGATATTTTAAAGCAATAATAGTTTTTAATTGTTTTTGAGCAATTCTCTGAGCAGAAAAAAATATTTCACAAGAAGGCTTGTAATAATCCTCTTTTAGCTCTTCTATTGAATAATCTGCATATTTGGCGATTATATTTATTGCTTTATTTATGTCGCTAACTCCATCAACTTTTCCGAAACCGAGCATTATTTTATATTCATCATTCAATATGTTTAATCCTAATTCTTCTTTTCTAATATTTATCATCTCAATTTTTTTGTTTAATTTTGTAAAATCCATTTTAAACCCCTTTGTTGTTCTTAATCTTAATTAAGTATATCAAAACCATTTACAACTGTCAACAGTTAATTATAATATTTATTGATATTTATTAAAAAAAGTATATAATATATATAAGGAGCTTTAAAATGAAGAAAATTTTATTAATTTTTTCAATAATTTTAATGTTTACGAGCTGTGGAGAGCCAAATTCAATAGTATCGTACGTTTATACTGAATTAATTGATACAGAAGACGTTGAGGACCCCGAAATTATCGATTTATTGCCGATCATACTTGCATTGCATGACGATAATAACCTTTATTTGTATGATGAAACAGGATTGAAAGTTTCCTATTCAGGTAGCATAGAGCCTGCTGGCAACAATATTATATCTATAGTTGACACATTATACTATTTTGATCAATTCGGAACCGTGACGGACTCACAGCCATTGATTGTGATACCTGATAAGATTTTAATAGATGGATCTGATATATGACTATTTGTAAACATAGATCCTGCTGAAGCCAACGCACAAGGCGGTGGATATAATTATTACACTCATATCTATAAAAATAATGCTGAATTTGCGCCCTGGTATATATATCAATTCATGACGAATTGGGTAAAAAAAACAAATACTGGAAAAATTATTTTATCAGTGGATAGCGGAACATTCAAAAATATAACTGATTCTGATATTCCATTTAAACTCAATGAAGATTTATATATTGAAAATATCAATATTGCATCAAAAATAGCTGTTATGAATGATATCAATATTTCATTTAATGACAATTATTTTCTTACTGCAAGATGGCAAAGATTAGGGGAAATATGGCTTTCCAATTATGGGCACACATTCAGCATTTCCGGATTATCAGAAAATGCAACTGATTTACAGAATTATAAAACCGTAACAATTCCAAACGGGCAGAAACGCAGCCTGTGGCCTGCAGGAGAATATCAAGAAAATTCATATTGGTTTGATTCAACTACAGGGACACTTTTTAAATATATTGTAAGTATAGATAGGCTGAACGAAATAGGGCAGATATTCATTGGTCCTGATGATTATGCTACAGGGAATACACTTGCGCCAGCCGTAAATCCAATATGGATAAATGATATTTTATATTTTCATGATTCAGGATCAATAAAAACTTATAATCCGATAACCGGGAATATAAATATATTTGCAATTGATCAGAAAATTTGGAAATGGAATTAAAAAGCCTCTCTCATTACAAGAGAGGCAAAATAGCTTCCTGTTTAAGGAGCAGACCGGGAGCTATTTATATTTTTCTTCAATAACAACTTTTTCAGTATTATAAAAATCCTTCGCTTTCTCCAATGCTTTAGGATCACTAAGAATTTCAAGTTTATTTCTCATTGCCCCTGCCTGATTTATAAGTGAATCAAGATACATACCTTTTTCAGTCTCTTTATCTTCAGCCGATAAATCTGCTATTCTATCGGTTTCAAATTGTACAGATATTTCGGCCTTTTCATCATCTGTCAAATCTTCCATCAAGCAAAAAATACCTGTATCCACTGTATCAGATAATAATTTAACTTCTATCTTTTCCCATCTTCCAGATATTTTAGCATAAAATGTTTTGCTTCTGAGATCATCAATAATAGATCCATCGATAAGAACAAATTTTTTCTGGCCGGAAATTATTTTTAATTTACTTTTTAAAATTTTTGCATCCTTGTCGCAGATTGTATTTTCATATTCATTTTTTAAATTAAAATAAATACCATGTTTTTTTATAAGTTCAGTTTTTTTTAATTTTAGATTCTTTTCTACTTCTGGGAATTCAGCAGTAATTTTTTTAATTTCATCATTATTTCTGACTTTGAGATTGTTATATTTATTTAATGATGATGTTTCACCTGCTGTTAGATCTGATTCCCTTACATCATTTGGAATCTTGCTGAGTCTATTACAAGCCCTTTGAATAATATTTTTACCCTGAATATCAAGGCTATTATTTGATTCACTTAAACCCCTGATTTTATCAAATCTGACTTTTTTAGCCTTATATTCATTCGATGCTTCAAGATATGTTTTTATTCTTTTTGCGGTAGCAATGGGATCTATTTTTTCAGTGTCAATTCCCAAAACTATATTCAAGCCATCTACTTCTTTTGTGATTACTGTATACATTTTTTGCTCCTTAATATGTTATTGCTAAATTAGCGGCAACGTTTATCATTCTGGATTCATCATCATCGGTTTCGGGATCATTAATAATAATTTCATTAGTCATAGCTGCTAATGTTGCTTCACTTGCAGGAGATACAGCTGTTAATTTTTCTCCACCTTCCGTGCCTCCTGTTACAAATTCTGAAGCAGTTTCTTGACCTGCTGGATTACTGGTTTTATAACCCCATACATTAACATTTGCATCAGTGTTTTGGATAAATCCCCCTGATATATGTTGATGATCCATAAAGGCATGACCCTGAAAATCACCCAATTCTCTTGAAGCTCCATCGGGATCTACAGAACCAGTTAAATCAAGTCCACGAACAACACGGCCCCGCGCGTCTGGCAATATTAAATAAACACCGGCTGTATTTCTTACAGCTCCACCGGCATCATCAGCGTGATAAAAGACAGCAGCTGAAGGATTATTACCATCACCGACATAAACCAATGCATCAAGTTCGGTATAATTTGCCCTTAATATTCCCTGACCTGTTAACAATAACGCTCTTATTCCAAGTGTGGCCGGATCATCATTCCAGCAAGCAGCAATGATTTTACCTGGTGTTTCAAATCTTCTGAGACTTTCAAGTATCTGCGAAGCCCCCGGCGCTTCTGTTATTCCATTCGGTGTTTGCCCTGTATAATCTAATAATGCCTGCATCCAGCCCCAAATTCCATCATTAACCAGTGGTGCAATAAATTCAGTTCCATCTGTGGCAGCCCCGCCAGATGAATTGACTGCTTCTGTATCCGGGAAGGCTACAGCATTTGTATTAGTAAAAGTTGAAAGTAAATTTATCATAAATCCCCCTATACATAATCTATCATCAATCCCGCCCATGTTTGAACAGGTTTTAATTTTAAAATCAATCTTATAAATTCCGGTTTTCTTTCAATTGGAATATCAATATTTTCTATTGTTTCAAGTTCATGAGTAATTGCGTTTCTTGTCGCATCTCCACCGATAAAAAAGAATGCTCCCCATAAATCAGGATCATCAGTAATCTGATATATTTTGTCTTCAGTTCCGAATTTATCAAATTGGCCGCAAACAGCCCGATCATTCCCGCAGACAATATTTGCCCCTCCACAAATTGATTCATAAATTGGAGTATTGGTAACAATAGGACCATTGACTAAAAGATCCCCCCCTGTTTTCCCCGCAAAAGCCTGATCATTGCCCGCAAATGCAGCCGGGCCATTTGCAACCATGATTGGAATACTATTTAAAAATAGATCAGGATCAACAGGAGGATTATTTTCATGAACCTGAACATCAAAACCGGCATTATTTAAAACATTTTGTATATATTCAAAACCTTGGCCGCCTTGAGCCTTCCATGTTGTATCAAGATCCATTCTTTGATCATCTTCTATTTTTGCCGGGAAGCCAATTCCAAAAGTTTCATTCCATTTATCAAGCAATCTTGTAGTATCAGGGAATAAATCAAGATAAATATTTTGAATATATTCTTTTAAATCTTGAGGTAATGCAGATAACCCTTTTATAAATTGTGAAAGTCTTTTATTTATAAAAAGTGAAAAAGCATTTGAGAATGGAAATAATAATTTAAAAATCTTGAAAAATTTCATCAGACCCCATTAAATGTGAGTAAATTTAATTCAGTTATTTCGCCTTCTTGCAAAGTGTAATTAGGAACCGTTACTGTATCAAGTTCAACAATTGCCGTTAAAAATGTTCCATTGTTTGCTGTAACAATATTTTGAACCAATCCTATAATCTGAGATTGTTGAACTACATTTCTAACTGGCGGAAAAGAAAGACCTTCAATAAATGGTTCACGTTCCAAAAAATATGCTATAAGAGCATCAGATATCAAAGCTTTAACAGTAACAGGATCATCAACTACTAAATCAATTACATCTACATTAAATTCTTTTAAAATAATTGATTTAATATTTGTATATGATTTATCAGCTGCTGGATCAATTATTGCACCTATTGGCCTTCGGTTCCCAACCTTATTTCCGTTTAATGTTTCAAAATCTACTGCATCACCGACCGCAAGTAATAAAGCTGAATTAGGGATTCTTTGTGGAAAGATATCAATATCACCAGCTACATAACCTATTACATGAGTTGGAATACTGGCCGTATACCAAAAAGTTTGACTAACTCCAGGAACTTCAGAAGACCAGATTCTATAATCAACTAAAGCACCGCCTTGTGGACGTTCTTTAAATTTTTCTTCCACTCTTGCTCTATAGTCTGTTTCAGTTTCAGAATCTACACCTGAAGTAATTACAGTATTGACAACTGCGTCACGGTCAATAATTCCAAGAGGATTTACCAGGCTAATAGGATCTCCTGATTCAAGATTTCCCTGCGTGCCTGGTTGAGTTGATACAACTTCTATTGTATCTATAGGGCCTGCTAAAACATAATCTTGATCTGTTATATATGTAAATCCATTTATAGTTGATACAAATTGAGTTCCGGAAAATAAAGTTTCTGCAGGTGAATTAACAGTAACATTAATTGATAATCTTGAAGCAGTTGAAGCTAATGGATCACCGACACCAATTAAACGCCCCCATTCGATAAGAGGTGTTATCGTTTTTCCAAAAATAGTAATAGATTTAAAACTTGCAGTACTTACAAAAAGCTGTAACAACATCCAATTTCCAGCTTTATAATTTATCATCCACACGGCCGCAAGAACACGCGCAACCGTTCTATTAAAAGCTTTAGATAAAAGAGGAATTTTAAAATTGAATTGAGCTTCTAACTGATCAATTATAAGCTGTTCTATTTGTTTTATTGTTCTATTATTTGCCATTATTATGCCTTTATGATGATCTTTTTATTTATATCATCCCATTCTATATATTCATTTTTCTCTTCGTTTATTTCTGGAATTTCTCCAGTATATTTGCGAGTGTTTAAAATTTTATCTACAAAACCGCCTGAAGAAATTGAAAGGATTTTCTTATTATCTGTGTCTAATAATATTGTCATAATGATATTCCTATTATTCTGCTTACATTTGCTAATGCCATTTGTTTTGTTATAATTTGAAAGCTTGTGTTTGATACCTTGTTTATTATCAATCTATCTGTACCATTAAAAAAAGATAAAGCACCTGTTCCTATGCCGTCTTTTCCAAATGAGGTAACAGATGTAGACGGGTTACTTAATACTGTGTCACTCACTAATACAACGTCAAACTGTATTAAATCCCAATCATCAAAAGACTCCCCGCCATCTAAAATAGTCGGAGTAGAAACAACAGACAAAGGTCCTGTCCATAAGACTTTGGTTTTTACTCTATCTTTATAGGCTGTTAATCCCAGAAAATCATATATAGAATCAAGCCAATTTCTTAATCCCTGGAAAGTTAATTTTTTCTGTCGCCTAATCCCCCCTGAATCATCCTGCTCAATCGGAAAAATATGTGTATCTTTTAATGCTTCCGCAGATTCTAAATCTGAATAGAAAATAGGTTCTCTTTGTTCGCCCATGTTAAATCTCCACTATTGATCTTGATGATAATCCCTTATTATCGGTTGTTATAAATTCAAATCCATCTGTAGTAACAAACTGTTCATATGTAGCTATAAAAGATGGCTTATCAGGCGCTTTAAATATAGGATTACTTTCTGCCGCTTTCCAATTCTCCAGAAATTTAAAATCACCCAGCAATTCGCCATTCTTTAATGCTCTGATTGATAATTCAAGTCTATCCGGTTCAGGGATTCTTCCAGTTACCTCGATTGTATCACAGATTCCCTCATCCCTAAACCATGCTAAATCAAGTTTTGCATTCTCTATTATCTTATTCAAATTTCCAGGTGTAGCCGGATTTGATAACATGAAATTTTGTGTTCTGGAAATCAATTTTTTATTAGGTTCATTATCATCAAGCTGATTTCCCCACCATGATTTTTTGCTTTGCGCTGTAGTTCCATCATCTCTTTTATTCCCGCCAAATAATGATAAATAAGATGCTGTTTCAAAACCGCCGGTCCCTATGATAAAATTATTTTCAATTTCAAGATCTCCACCATCTGGAGTAGATAATAATAATACATCGCCTTCAAAATTCATGGTAACCTCACTTTGTCAACTTTGGTATTATCTATTATAGCAGTAGATTGTGGCAACGGCGAGGCTGTAACAATAGGCGGAGATGGGCCGGGTGAATAAACATGTGTATGTCCATTGAATGCAGTATTTAATTTATCAAATTCAATCTTAAGCTTATTAAAGGCAACTGCAAAATCAGTCCCATCATTAAAAACAATTTCACTATTCTTATTTATATATATTTTACCTTTAATATTTCCATTTGAATCCCTGCTATAAAGAATTTTTTCGCCCGGATTTGCCCCCTGTGTAATCATTAAAGAACCTATAAAAGCAAACTTGCCAGAACCATCAATAGAAATCATACATATTTTATCATCGGGCAAAGGCGGCGAATCATCACCAGAAGGAGAAAAGAAAGATCCATCTTTATTTTCTTTGAGTTTTTTCTGAACAATACCCATAACATAATTTTCGATTTTTGTACTAATTAGTTTTCCTATGGCTCCCATGGGACCACCTCGGGCAATTCTCCAGTATATGCACCAGGTAATATTTGATTGATTTGTGCTGTATCCCCTTGTATCGTGCGAGTTAGAATAGCCTTCTCAATTAAAAAATCAGTCTCATTATAAATATTTGATTTAGGGGCCAATGATCGAATCATTGTATTTTTTTGAAAAAAATTATTATTTTCATCTCTATGAGTGTTTAGAACAAGCGGATATTTATTTTGTGCAAACATTCTGCCTGCTGCAGCTTCAACCGCTGATTTTAAATCACCATTTTCTATATCGTTTATTTCAATTGTTAAAGGTCTGGAAATACCTGATAAAAATGGATTTTCCCATGTATACGAATCGGCTTCTTTTTCTTCTGTTTCAGGTGTTAATCCGGTAATCGATGAATAATAATTTTGAGGATCAAATGAAGGTGTACAAGAAATAAAAGGTAATTCACCTTCTTTCACAAATGCAACTGGATTTGATATCTCTGCTTTCCAGATCAATAAATCACCATTTATATTATTCGTAATTAAAAAACCTCTTTTCTTTGCAAGTCCTATTAAAAAATTAAGCGGTTTTTCCGTAGGTGATAAACCAACTTTTTCAAATGATGCGCCTGGATCTCCGATAAATTCTACCTTTATTGAAAAAACACTTGCCACTGTTTCAGCTATCTGTTTTAAATTAAGATTATTTAATTCAATTGGATAATAAGAAATAGGCAACGGACAATCTTGTAATATGCCACATTTGGGATAAAAATTTAAATTCATTGTTTCAGATTGTGGTTCAATTTGAGAATTTGGAGCTATAAGAATTCCATTAAAAAATAAATCTTTACCATAATAGATTGCAGCAGATTTATAATGTAATGGCTGAAAAGTGTTTCTATATTCAGGTGTATCAAAATAAGGTGAAGCAATAGAAATCGTATCAAGAGATCCTATATTACTTATTATTGTATAACTACTGAAAAATTGGAAACTCAAGTTATCTATAATAACAATTAAAGCATTTTCAAATTCTGTATCTATACTTTCAGATGGCTCTCTTTTTTCAATTTGATTAACTATAACAATTGTTTCATCTGGAATAATTAAAATCTGTCCAGGATAAATTATCGGTAATCCATCAGCAGCAAGAATACCTTTTATTTGTCTTTCACCAAGTATAGGATTTGATTGAATTATTAACGGATATTTTTCGGGTATTCCATAAAATCTTTGGGATATTCGAGTCAGTCTATCACCTGAAACAACAGTATAGGACTTAGACATAATAAATTACCTCTAAATCTTTTGGCAAAATTTCAATTTCATCTGCTGTCAAATCATTCCATTGGATAAAATTATCAAAATTAGATTCAACATTTAAACCAACAGAAGCAAGAAATTCAATTAAATTCCTATCATTTTGTAATATTTCAATTCTTTCCTGGGGAAGATCAAAACTTACATTTACTAAATAAATAACTGCTTCAGATACAACTTGTGTAAGTGTATTATATGTTTCTCCTGAATCAACTATTTCAAGAGCAGTAATATTTTGATCTTGCCATAATTTTAAAGCATCATATAAATCTAAAATATTTTGAGATGCTTCAACAGCCTGCGGCCTTGTTTCGATAACACTAAATAATGCGGCTTCGCATAGCGCGGTCAATCCGGTTGCGGCCATAGTATTTATATATAAATATGTATTATCAGGATTATTTGTACCATCAGATATCTGAATAACTGAAATAAGTGAATTTATAAAAGTAGTATATATATCAACCTCATTTTTAATATCGGTTTTAATGCGGGATGGAGTCCTGATTAACAATATTGCTTGCAATGCTGTGTCCCCTAATTCAAGAAGAACATTTTTTACTTGTTCTTCATATGCTGCAAGTATTGTTTTGAAAGAAGCATTTATATCTGAATCTTGTTCTGTAATTTCTTCAAGTGAATCAATAATGGGAACTGAGGCTAAAGCAACATTTTGTAAAAAAACCCCTTCCGATGAATTATCTATTTTAATATCTGCCTGAAACTGATCAGCTGTTTCTATTTGAAAATTATTTGCAGATGCTGATAAAATAGATCCTGTATTTTGTGCTGAAATTGGAAACGTTATATCTTCTATAGTCTCAGAAAATACTACAGAAAAAACCGCTTGATTTGCAGCTGTAGTCAAATCTTCTCTTTGTACTATCCTTCCAGTTGGAATAACAATTTTATCACCATATCTGGGATGTTCGAGTTTTCCAGCACCCTTTTCTTCAAGAGCTTCAAGGAATGCATCAGATAATAAATCATAATCTGGACCTGAAAAAAATAACATAAATGGATATCTGCGACCGGCGCGACCCAGATCTTGAATAAATGCACCGTCTTTTTCGGGAAATAAAAATTCAGTTGTTTTTTTATCAACTTCTTTTGAGACATTTTCATATAAAAATACAAAACGATTCCCAGACGGTGAAGTATAAGCTGCTTCTTTTAATCTATCATCCCAGGCCATCAAATACCACCAGATTGAGAAAGTTGGAATTTAAAATTATTATTATTTGGATTTTGTGTCATTTCTGCACGTCCTGTTTCATCTCTAATTAAAAGTTCAGCACGAGACAGTGATTCTTCACGCTGAACATTTGCACGTTCAGCAGATGAAACTGGAGGTTGAACTCGTTGCCTTTGCTGTTCCTCAAATCCTTCTTCTCTAATAACTTCACTTGTTCTGATTCTTTCCCCTCGTGTTTCTCGGCCTCCGATCATTGATTCTTTTCTTACAGCCGCCTGAACTTCTTCTATTTTTGCAATTGTAGCATCAAGACCAGACGTATCAAATCCGAGGAATTCACCTACTTTTGATGCGCCGGTAAGAACAGCTTTAAAAACATTTCCAAAAATTGTAAGAATTATATCTGCAAATGTGAATAACATTCCTTTAGCGAAATCTATATATGTTAAAAATGCATCTTTAATTGCAAACCACATTCCAATAAAAAATCTCTTTACCTTATCCCAATTTTTTACAAGTAATATTCCTGCACCTATTAACAGCCCTATTGCAACAACAATCAATCCAATAGGGTTAGCCAAGGCTACCCCATTGAAAGCTGCTTGAGCTACCGTCATGCCTTGTGTAGCTGCAATATAAATAAATTGTATGCCCCTCATAATTGCCATAGCTGCAGCGAGCCCTTTTGTCAATAAAGCAGTTGCCAAAAGAACACCTTTATAAAGAGCCATTGCACCAACTACCGATAAAATAACCGGTGAAAGTTTCACGAAAAGATTAAATAAATTTGAACCAGTTTCAAAAGCTTTTTTTAAGAAATTTATTATTCCACTCGGATCAAAATTTTGTACAGCTTTTATCAGTTTTTCAAGTGCCCCTGCCCCGGCCTTTTCGAATGCTTCTACAAATTTAAAACCCAGTTCTACCAAACCTGATATTAATATTTTAATCTGCATTCCAAGACCTTTTCTTATTTCATCAGCTATCTCGGCAATTTTTTTATCACCTTCGAGGGCTCTAAAAATTAAATCTATTTCGGAAAGGCTTTTTGAAATATTAACCGCCCCGGCAACAGCACGCTTTCCAAACACTTCAGAAAATACTGCAAGCTGCTCAACATTACCCATGCCTCTTGTAGCATCACCCATTAACTGCATAGCCTTGACCATATCAAGAGTGCCTGTTTTCTGATCAACAAAATCAGCTTGAGCAAGCCCGATACTCGCCAATGCCTTTTCTACAGCAGGGGCATTTGTGGCAAGATTTATGTATGCATTTTTTAAAGCTGTTGCAGCTTGTGAACCTTTAATACCAGCACTACCCAAAGAAGCGGTAATTGCAATTAGAGGATTCATTTTCTCACCGGCTGCGGTTGCGATAGGTCCGGCAATTTTTAAAGTTTCAAACATATCCTCAAGTGTTACATTTGCCATATTCGACGCAATGCCTAAAGAATTACTCAAGGCTTCAAGATTTGCTATTTTCACAGCCGAGTCTGCTGCATTTAATCCAAGAGCGCCCAGTAGGTCGGATGTAATATCAGAAGTACGGGCAAGATCTAATTCGGCAACAGTCGCAAGATCTACTTGTGTTTTTAATGCCGCCATTGCTTCGGTAGATGTAAAACCGGCCTTTGCGAAAAAATTCAAACCTGCGGCTGCTTCGGTAGCTGTGAATTGTGTAACTTTTGCTGTGTCACGGGCCGTCTTTTTTAACTGCACCATAGCTGTTGCAGCTTCTTTTGACCCTATTACCAGATCTTTAAATCTGGCCGTCGCCCCTGTAATTGTTTGATCGAATTGTATAAACTCTTTTGCTGCAAGTCCCACGCCAGCGACTGCAGCAATCCCTATGCTTAAAAGCCCGATCCTTAATGCATTGCCTAATTTTTGTTTTATATTTTTTGTGAATCTATCTACTGATCTTTGAGCTTTTGCAAAATCTGTTCTTAATGCACGAGCAAATCGGCTTGTATTTCTATTCATCCCTTTAAGAGGATTCGACATTCTATCAACGGCTTTAAAAATTGCTTCAATTGAAAAGCTTCGAGCAGCCATTTAATATTACCTCTTTTTATTTTTCTTTGCATCTTTTTGAGTTTTTATAATTCCGGGTATAAGAGGTTTATAAAAAAACTCAATCTGATCTGCTGTAATTTCACTTAAAGGCGGCAAGGTGGAATAATCCATACATATTTGAATTAACATAGTTTTAAATCCACTCAAGCCTTCAACTTCTTCAATCTTCCCGTTGATTGGAATTTCAGAAGTTATGCCATCAAAAAATGGCCAATTACCGCCATTAAATTTGTAATATCTGTATTGTATTCTAATTTTATAATTACTTTTTCTGCATATCCAGTTGCAGATGCAACCATGGCATATGCTCTATGCATTGTTTCCTGTTCCCTGAATCTGTCACCTTCCATCAACATATCGCCTTTAGGTCGCGGAATTTTAAACTCTGTTATTCCTTCCCTCGGCTCTTCAAGATTATAAATCAGAACGTTTTTATTATCCATTAATAACAACCCGTTTTGAATTAAATCTATAATCAAGCTTTCCTGAACTTCGGCCTGTTCAAGATCTTCACCTTTCATTCGTCGGCGTTTACGACCTATTTTCCAAGCTTCACACCAACGTTCATATTCTTTTTTAGCGGTTTCTTTATCAATTCTATTTTTACTCATTTTTTGCTCCCTTAAAAATGATTATTATTTAATTTTGTTTTCTTAATGTTCCGGCATATGAAATTTCTTTTGTTCCTTCTTTTGTCGATGTTTCCGGATCTTCTACTATTTGGCCGTCTCCTGAATAAACAGTACCATCTACTTTTGTAAGTGAAAATGGAAATGGTCCTTTTAAATCCATGGTATCCTGGATGAATGTTTCATCATCTCTGGCATCATCCATAGTAATGGGAATAGCATTTGCGCGACCTGTTTTAACAGATTTTACATTCCTGCTTGTTTTGTCTCCATTAGGTTTCATTTCATTTATAAAACCACTCAAAGCTATAGCAATATCTGATTCACCATCAACAGGGAATCTACGTCTATTAATTGTTACTGATTCAACAGGTCCACTTGTAGCCATATATTACGCTCCTTTTTTAGCTTCCGAAAAAGAAGCCCCATTTAACATCATTAGAATTAACTTCCACATTGCCGGAAATTTTTACAGGGAAAACAGAATCAAGTCTATCTGAATTAGTTGCATTTATTTCAGCTGCTGCATTTGCTTTTGTAAATTCTGGTTCCACAATTATCATTGATTTACCACCTGAAAGATTATCAGCCAATGTTCCAAATAATGTAAGAACATCTTTAGGCTGAACTGCATCAGGATCAAGAGTAATAGTAGTATCTGGTGCAAGCGGATTGCTTTTTAATGTTTCAAGAATTATTTGAACATTAAAAAGTACGTTCATAAGTTTAACTATGTCAGCAACTTTTCTATATGCCGGTTTTGCTTCTCCGTCCGGGTGATACATTGTGATTATATCCGAAAGCTCTGCAACATCACCGACTAAAATATTTGTTGAAGCTCCGGCAAGAACAGCAAGATTCCTTGTGTTGTATTCTTCCTGATCGGCGTCAATACCTGCTGTTATTCCGGTTAAAAGTCCCTCGTAATTTTTTGCAGGTTTGTCATTTGCAGTTGGTACTATATCTTTTGCAAGGCCACGGGCCGCAATTACAAAAGGTAGTTCTTTTGAACCAGTAGACTGTACAAGAAAATTTATGCGGTCTGGTTTTCTTGCGTCTGTTATAGCTGTACGGGTTGCGAAATCATCAACACATCCGACGGCGACAACACAAGGTTTTTTAATCAGCTGATTCCATCGTCCCTCTCCGAATGTTGCATATTTTGCAAGGGTTACTGTGTCGTCATAATTCATGCAGTTAAGAATAAACGATTCCCAGACATCGATAATTTTTGCAAGGGCATCATCAACATCGGGGTTAACAGCGCCGCTTGCAAATGCGGTTGAAGAGATCGACAGAGCAGATTCAGAATCAAACTCAATTTCAATCAAAATATCGTTTGCAGATTCACCTTTCCATTTTGAAGTTAAAGGAAGAACGCCTATTGTAGGGGCAGCTGTTGTTGCAGGCATATTGAGTACTGCATCAATTGCAGTCTGGATTTTTACAGCAAGTGTCGTTGGTGTCTCACCGACAACAGAAACAAACTGAGCCGATGCAATCCCGCCGATTTTTATAATTCCGACTGACTGTACATCTTCGGTTGTTCCAATGACTGTTATTTCTCCATCTGCTTCAACTCCCGAACCGTCGTCTTCAAGCGGAATGATTGTCAAAGGGATTCCCTGAATTCCGTCATTATTATCAGGTAACAATTGACGTGTTGCAAGATGCAAAGGAGAACCGAAGCCGTATTTCGTGCCAGCCTGGCCGGATGATAAAATAGTTGTTTTATTTAAATCATAAACGGCGGCAGTATTCCCCTGGCCGATTAATACAATTCTCATGGGCAGAAAAAGAGCCTGTCCGAGATTGAAATTTTCAAAAACTACATCAATACCCAGAACTCTTGCTACTGCTGTATTTGGTAATGACATTTATTCCCCCTTTATGTCGCCTGATATTCAAATAATATTTTCCCGTCACTTGAACGGGTACATTGTGTAATTAAAGTATTAAGTATTTCAAGAACTGCCTGTGGGCTTGTTTCGATATACTCAACATTAAGTGTTAATCTTTCACCTATCACATTTTCAAAGCCATCCTGCCTTTGATCTGGAAAAAACTTCTCACGTCTTATTATAAATCTTTTTGTAACAATTTGTCCACGATCAAAACCCAAATAAGTGTATTGACCAGCCATTAAAATATTTCTAACTAACCGAGCGATTCTATCAACTTCATAACTTGATAATTCATCGCCAGCTGAAATAACTCCTGCTGTATCAACTGCACTTTTTTGACCATAACAATCAATAAAAAAAGTTCCGCGCACTTTTTGAGTCTGAATATTATCACTACCTGGTGAATCAAAATTATCTGATTCAAAATATACGTTTACAAGACCATTTTTTAATTCACCATCTTCTGAACCATCAGATTTTGATAATGATTCCCATGGTTTAGCGCGTTCTATGAATACATCGAAATCCCATAATAAAGGATTTGGTTTACCTGCATCTGTAGCAAGTTGTATTTGATTAGTTTTTTCTATAGAAAGAATTGCCGCGATTTGATCACGTACAATTTCATTATTATCTTGTTTATCAATGAGTGTAGTTATTTCAGCCATTTTTTAAAGCCTCTAAAATCATTCTAACCACACCGATTTTTCTATCATAAAATGTTTGCTGTACTTTTGATTTAAAAGTAATTCCAGAAGTTGTTTTGAATTGAATTTTAGTGTTTTTGGTTGGATCTGGTATGTCATTGGATCTAAGAGTAGAAAGTCTGGCTGTGACTTCCCCTGTACGGCTTGAAACTCCTGCCCCGGTATCGGGATCTATAAAAAAACTAATATCTGTAGTTTGGCAATTTATTGTAACTGGATCACCGACAGAATTATAAAAAGTTAGAGCAACGCCAAAACCATCTTCAGTGTCTTCAAGAGTAAATTCAAGATCGGATTCAGCTTGCTCTAAAATATTCATTATTTCTGTATCTCAGCTCCCTATTATTTGTTCTTTTTATCAATAATCAATTTTTCGATTTCTTCAGCAGTTGCTTTATCGGGAAAATCAATTTTTAATTCAGCAGCTTCTTTTTTAAGAGATTCCAGTTTTTCAGCAGCTTCTTTTTTCTTATCACCTGCATTTTTTTTATCAAGAGATGCTTTTGTATCCGCAGCGGCTTTTGATTTTTTTTCAATTTCCCTTGCTTTTACAATCTCCGCCTTTGTTCTTGAATCAGGTTTTTCTTTCCCTATGATCTTTTTTTCTAAAAGACCATCTATCGATTTTTTACCACCGCCAAAATCGTTTTCAAAAACTTCTGTACCTTCAGCAAGAAGACCGCGTTTTGAAGTCACCGATTTTCTTGCCTGAACATAATACTTAATTGTTGACATTTAATTGCTCCTTAAATTAAATTACTGTATCAAGACAGCCGAATGCATCAATTGAAACGGGTATACATAAAGGCCGGGTTTTTACCTGAACGTTTAATGTATCGGCCTCGTCATTTACCCATACACGATTTGTAACCTGTCTGTCTGCAAGTTCCATTTGAGAAGGAATAAGATCTGCAAATCTTGGATCTACGCCGCTAATAGTTGGAACACGACACCATGTTTTTCTAAAATCAACATTTGTTCCATTCGGATCTGGTAAAAGAATAACTTTGTCAGTTCCTACAAATTCAAGAATATCGGAAGAAGCTTTTGACGGATCTTCATATTGACCTTCGTATACCCATGCAGCCATTCGCTTATTTCCTATAAGAATATCACCAAGGAAATCAGCATCAGGATTTATTTCATCCGGATCAAAAACCCCTGATTCTACACGTCTAAGATCAAATTTTGTCTGGATATCGGGATGATCAATATAATTTTTTAAAGCTGTTTCACCAAATATAATATTCTTAATAGCAACCCCCGAATCCTTTTTAATTACTTTTCGGAGAGCATTTATATCCGCATCAGGATCAGAAGCGTTATCTGACCAGTTTGTACCAACTGTCGGAAAGTGTGTAGCTTTAGGAAGAAAATCAATTGTATAAGCAGCTTCACCGTTATCATCATATAAAGTCATAGTACCAGTTTGAAAAATTTGCGCAGCCTGAAATTCCGGGTTTCTCGCTATCTGTCTTTCAGTCTCGCTCATTTTATCAGCAATTTTTATTACAAGTTGTGAAAGATACGATCTACCAGCTGTTTGATATTGTGTTTCACCAAAAGCCTTTTCAATCAAATCACCAGGCGCGAAATCCATAGTTAATGCTACTATTGGAGGAATAAATTCTTTTCTTGTATAAAGAGTTTTTGTGATCTTCCCCCCGAGCTGTGCTATATTTGAAATAACAGGAGCAATTTTTCTTGTGCCTCTTCTTATTTCAATCTCTACCGATTCAGCATCTATGATATCTTCAGAAGTTGTTCTGAAGAAACTGGAAAAAAACGGGATGAACATTAAAATTTCATCATATGCTCTCAAAAATGCTGTTCTTTTGTCAGCAGCCATAATATTTTACCTTCCTTTATGCGTTATCAAGCGCGGCTGTTTCAGTCGCTGGTTCAACGATAATTCCATAATCACGAAGCTGATCTTTGATTGCATCAGTGATCCCAACACCAGCAGCAGAACCGTCAATGATAAGTCTGTCTTCTCTGATTTTACCTTTAAGCATAACACCTACCGGATCATCACCAGCACCTGCTGCAACAACTTCAGAGAGTGAAACAACTTTTGGAAGCTGAACACCACCTGCACCAGCGGGGGCAAAAAATGCATAATTGCCGGTTCCTGCACCAACAATGATTGTAAAAAAATCGGTAGCAACAAAAGCTGTTCCACCATCTGTAATGGTAAACTGAAGACCTCCTGCAGAAATAACTGTTGTTGTTCCGTCGTTCAACGCAATATCTGAAGCAATATCATCTCCATCTGGATCAACAAGTTTACCTATTAAAGCAGCTGTTAATATAAACTGATATGTCCCTACCTTTGGAACATCACCTGCAACAATAGTGAAAAGTGTTATTGTTCCGTTTCCAGTATTACCGCCATCTGCGGCAATTGCGCCTGCAGCTACAAGAAGTCTGGCGAGAATAGTTAATCTTAAAACTGTATCTGCGGCTGCGGAAGTCAAAAGGCCCTGTTCGGATTCTTCAACGGCTCTTGCACCATCTTCTTCCTGAAAATCTGTTCTTGTTAGATTACTCATTTTTCTTTTTCCCCCTTATGCCTTTTGAAATATCATCTGCAAGCTCTTTAGTGTCGGCTTCGTTAACTTCTTCATCAAGTCCACCTTCACCAGTTCCCGCAGTAATTTTATCATCATCAAGTCGGGCAGTAACATCTTTTGTTTTCATTCCCTTAGCTTGATATTCTGCATTAACAGTCTGAGTGAGCTGATTACCAGCTTTGATATTTTTTACAGCAAGTTCAATTGAGCCGCAAGCTTCCCCGAGTGTCAAATGTGCATTGACAAGATCCATTGCCTGTGTTTTCCCGAATTCCACTGCTCCTGCGAAAATATCAGGATGTTGCGCTTTTAATTCTTCTAAATTTTTCACGCTTGTATTCTCCTTCTCTTTATTTTTTCCCGCATTTGCGACGGGTGTTATATTGTTTTGTGGTTTTGGTTTTTTCTTCTCTGCAATAGAAGCTGCAACTTTTTCAAGATCATTCAATACTTCCTCACTTGAAATCTTTGCTTCGCATTCTTTTAATCTTGCTGTTGCCTGTACTCTTGCCACAGCCTGATTTACTATTTCTCCAGTATCTACAAGCTCAAAACCAAGATCTACAAGATCGGAACCGAAAAACTGAGTATCAGCATCCATTAACTCACGAGCTTTTTTTAGATCTAAAGTTGTATGCTTTTCGTATAATTCGGCAAGTAATTCTGTAACGTCTTCAAGCCATTTCGCAGCTTTAAACATTTCCCGATAATCACCAAATCCTATACCTTGAGCATTGTGAATAAAAAAGACTGCCGTATTTTCAATTGATTTTTTGTTTCCGGCAAGTGAAAGAATGGACCCCATTGAAGCAGCGAGAGAAACAACTCTCATTTCTACATGCCCGGGATAATTACGAATCATGGAAAACATTTCAAGCCCCTGGAAGACAGAACCTCCAGGCGAATTGATTGTAATTAGAAGATTTTCACTGCCTGCTGAATCAAGTGATTTTCTTAGTGTCTGGGGTGTGACATTTTCCTCATTCTCTAATTGCCAGCTTGCGATAATTCCCGATATGCGTATCGTTATCAAAATCCCCTCCCAAGTTAAAATTAAATTATAGTGTTTACTTTATTATTTGTCAATTATTATAATTTCTTTAATCTTTTCGGCCCATATTTCCCATTCAGAAACGAGGCCATCATAATAATTGATTATAATTCCTAAATCCTCTGTTGTTTCTGGAATAGCTAAAACCTCTCTATTAGGTTCAGCAGGTAATTCATATTCTGGATAAACATATTCAGTTACTGTTATGCATCCGGTCATTATTAGTCCTGATAATAGTACTAATGACATTAAAAACATCTTCATCAGATTTAGCCTCTTTAATTTGTTTATCAATTTCAGTGCGTTTTTCTTTTATTTCGCGAATAGTTTTAGTATAATCCTGTAAAATATGTATATTTTTTTCTGCAATCTTCAAATTTATTTCGGATTGCAAACGTTGTTTTCTCTCTTTCTTATATAATTTAAATATTAAACCCGAAATAATTATTAAAAATAAAATAATTATTAAAAGAATATTGTTCATAATTTCATTCCATTTGTTCGAGAAGCAATTTTGTTGCCTTCAAGCCCTGCAAGCATCATCCCTATAGTTATCATTGCCCCGCTGCCAAAAGTAGCAACTGCCATTATGATTTGAATATCATCTATTTCTTTTCGATAAAGAGATAATCCAAATAAAATCAACATCATAATTAATGCAGTTATATATCTATACATTTTCATATCTTGCCATTTTTTCGCCGGTTTACTATTGCTATTTTTAATCATTGCTGCAAGATCAACACCGAGAAAACCATTAATTACAATGAAAAAAGATCCTGATATTGCATCAACTATAGACACATTATCAATAAAATAAATTACCGATAACATCATAAAAAAAGCAAGCATCATCAAAATTATTTTTATTATTTTCATATATTAGCCCTTCCTTGATCTTCAATTATATCTGACATATTATCTACAAATCCCTGGAGAACAGATTTTAAATCCATTATTTTTTGCGGTTCCGTAGAGTCCGAGAAAATAATATTATAAACACCATCAAGAATTAAAGGCCACTTGATATTGTCTTGAATTATTTTACCTATATTCCCGCAAACAGATTTAAATTTGCCCAAATCTTCAATTTCTTGATTTGTAATTTTTTTGAATTCTATTTCTATGTTTTTTTTTATCTGATTTCTGCGTCTACCTAAATCATTATCATGTAATATCTTGCCAATATATTGAGCTTTTAAATAAATATGATCTTTCATTGTTTCGCGAAAAATATATAAAGATTTTTCAAGATCAAGCGGCGGTCCTTCAATTCTTATAGCTAATTGACTAACTGAATCAGATAATATTTTCAAAGCTCCTGCAAATCCTTTATTTTGTCGAAGTGATAAAATAGCAATTAAAAATAAAAGTCCAATGAGTAACAATATAATAGCCCCTCCCAGTCCTGCAACCGTAACTAATTCTGTAATATCATTTATTTCAAGAATTCCCATTATGACTCCACACCAAAAAATTCTTTATCAATACAGATTAAATCATAATCAATAGCAATACCGGCAGCGGCGACATCTGCTTTCTGAGAAAATATTAAATCAATTCCAGGGTTTATTTCTGGCGATTGTTCAAATTCTCTTCTTGCATCAGGTTTCACTGTTGTCAACGCAATTGTTCCCTGTAATAATCTATCAGCCTGTTTTGAAGGCCAGTCTGTTAAATCAAAAGGAGTACTATTACCAAATGGAGGGCAAGTTTCGAGTGTTATAGGAGCGACAGCAGCTTGTTTTTTAATAAAATAAAAATGGATATCAGAAAAAAACGCATAACAATCAGTAGGGATTGTATAAATCCCCTGTTGCGTTCTGTTTTCACCCTGAAGGATAAACCCATAGACTTTTGTAACATCATCAGGAACGCCAGCAGTTGCAGTACCCTCAAAAATATAAACATCGCCAGGGCAGGGATTTGATTTTAAAGTTATAAGTGAAGTAGTCTGATGTCTTGTATATTTGACACCACCGCCAAGAGGTACGGGGGTTTGACCGTCTAATATAACAGGAACTTCAACTTGTTTTCCTTCAGCGTCTAAAGGAGTGACTACAATCAATTGATCGGCAGCAGCATCATTACAAACAGCAAAAAGAGGAACACCGCCAGCAGTATCAATAAAACTATATTCAGTAATATTAGAAAAATCAGGTGAAGCGTTTATGTTCCATATATCCATTTTTGTATTTAAAATAGTTGTATCAATCTTTCCGAATTTACGTATATAAAAATAAGAATCTGATTGACGCAAAAGCATATCGAGATCATAAGTCTTCTTCCCTCTAAAAAATTTTCTATTTTTACTCACAATTTACCTCCAAATTCTTCTAACCTATCTTCAATATCTTGAATATTTTCTTTAAGTGCCAGAATTTCTTCAGATGTATCTATGGGTTCACCATTATTGTTTTCCTCTGAAGAAAAAGATAATCCAAGTTTCTCCATTTCCAGCTCTTCTTTTGATCTTGACTGAAAAACATCTTTTGCGGATTTACCTACAATACGACGATTCCAAAAATCATATGTTCCTATTCCCGCGCCTAATCCCTCTTTAGCTGCTGCAACATCTTTCTTGATATCCACAGAAGGCCGGGAAAGGCCAGCCCAAAATGCATTTAACCATGCTGTGACAATCTGCCATTTCTTTGGATCTCTTCGGGCCTCCACAAGTCCGGGAGCCTCTATATGATCTAAAAGTACATAAGTGATTATAAGTTCCTTATAAATCGGCTGGTAAAATTCATCACCGAAAGTTTTAAATCTATATTGCAAATATATATTAAATTCTGTATTTGCTTGTCTTGATGCTGAAAAGCTGTTTGTAAATAACAGGCGGAGTATTTCAGGCGGAAGCTCAAGGCACCATGCAAAAACATTGATTATGGTTTCCTCAAATTTCTGCAGATTAACATTGGGTCTTTGAGTGTTAAAGGATTCAATCTTTTCTCCGAAGGCAAGTTCATCCATGACCATTCCGGGTAGATTTCCTGTAGTTGCAACTGTACGGGAAGTTAAGCCGGTATCGTCTATAACAGATATTTCACCTTCTTTGACAGCGCCTTTACCGAAAGGAGTTGAACCGACACTCTTTTCTGCTTTAGACACAAACAAAGGAATCATTGCATTTATAACAGCGGCCCTTTGTTCAGCATCTTTATAGCGATCTAATTCTTTAAGCATATATAAAACTAAAGCTAATATTGGTTCACCGCGTACTTCATCAAGTCGTTTATCAGATCCATATATCATCCATGAAATTCTACGGCCTGATTTTTCACCTTTACATGGAATCCTTTCATTCTTGGTTTTTCCATCTTTAATTGTAGTTATATGATATGCAACATGACGACCGTTTTTATTAAGTTCAACACCATGAACAATTTTATTCCCATTTACAGCATGAGTTTGTCCAAATGGATTTATAACTCTCGTTCCGTCAATAAGTTCAATATGTGGAAGTCCTGTTTTTCTGTTTATTCTGACTACAACTACAACATCGCCAGATATTAATGCTGTCATTCTTGCATTTTCAGCAATTTTACCCAATGTATCTCTTTTTTTGAAATCACATTGTTCTGGATCTTCAGCCCATAAATTATAATTTATTTCAGTATTTTCAGCCCAAAGTGTAGCCTCTTCTTCTGATAATCCAATAATAGAAGCAATAGGATTTGATTCAAGATTAAGACCTGTGTGCACTTCATTTCGTAATAATCTACGAATAGCGCCCCTGGCATAAGGATTTTCTTTGAAAAGTTGTACCGATCTTTTTCTAAGTGTATAATAATCAACCCATATAAAATCTTTTGTTGCGCCAAAAGAACCTGGGAATTTGTCACCGTCGAAAACAGTTCTTATTAAATCCCCTACATAGCTGAATGTTTGTCTTGTTTTTAGGTTTTCATTTTTTAATTCTGTATTTTGCTGATTGTGTTTGTTGGCATATAATCCAATATATCCTTCAGGCGTTCTTTTTATTGATAAGTCATATCCGAAAACTTTCACCAACCGGGCCTCACGTATTTAACCGCCGGGGTCCCGATTCCGCATTTAATTTCTAAATCTCTTATCTGCGAATTTAAATCATTTTGCATTTTTTGAAGAGAGGCTAAACTCAATCTTTCAACTTCTTGATTAGTTTGTCCAGTATCTAATTTGTACGATTTTAAACCTTTAGAAATAATTGTTTGAATTCCTTTCTGGACTTCATAGAGTAATATTTTAAAATTTGAAATCTGATCTAACCAATGTTGTTTTGTAGTTCCCTCAAGCGCCGGGGATGTTGGATCAATAATAGCCATATCTTAGATAATAGAACCTTGATATCAATTTGTCAACTTGTATAAAAAATTCCTTTTTTAGCATTTTCCCAAAAAGAAAACCAATCAAGAGCTTTTAAATTTAATTCTTCACGACAAAAAAGATCTGCATACATTTCAAGTCCTGCCAGATGATAAACATAAGTATCAAAAGCGTGATTGTCAGCTCCTGGCCTTTGCCGCCAATATGAACCTTTATAAACATTTGTCAGTCTATCATATTCATCAACCTTGCTCTCGGCCTCAAATTGCCTAAAATAATCATCTCTTAAATCCTGCGGAAAATTCGGATACCAGTCCGGTTGAAATTCATCAGTTTTCCAATCAAGTCTTGTTAAGCTGTTTGAAATATGATCTTTTAATCTTGTTGTATTTACACGATAACCAGCCGCGCAGCCCGATTTATCAAGAACTTCTTTTGAAAATAATGTAAATGTAATTCCGCCTTTTAAAAATCTCTCACCTTTACAGGGAAAAACACCAAATGTAAACCGGCTGCAAAACTCATAAACATATTTTGCATATTTACCAGAATCGACGAATGTATATTGAATTTTATATTGTCTTCCTTCTGAATCTATATAAACCTTATTGCAAATAAAATCATCAAGTTTTTTCCATGATTCAGAATTTGTATCCTCCGTAGGACCATCAAGAGAGAAAAAATCTATTGTATATGTTCTGCCGCCATATGTATAAGTCTTTATATCAACAAATAAATTGTTTTTTTGACAATCAACCGAAGCCCCGACAATTAAAGCAATTCCATCTGTGTCTTTTTTAATCTGAACATTGTCGATAGTCCCTTTAGCATATAATCGCCTATGAATAATTGCTCTATCATAGGATATAGATTCTCCTTTTTCTTCAAATGGTAAACCTTGTTTTGTATTGCGAAATTCTCTATATGCCTCTTTATCACGCATTTTATTTTTATCAAGATCCCACGCGCGAACCCAATCTTCAACAATTTTTTCCCATGAATAAACACCAGGGGGTGAATATAATGCATTAAGCCAGAATGAAGCATAATGTCTCATTTTTGATTCTGCAGTCGGTCGCCATTCTCCATCTCCATCAAGAATAAATGTTGCTTTGTCATAATCTTTAAAACCTCTTCTACAATAATAACAGAGATATTCAACTGTTTCGTAAATCGGTAATCCTTTTTCAATTTGAAAATCAATCCCGTATCTATGGCCTTTATCATTAATCCCGTGCCATCTTAAAACTTGCATTTTGCCGCAAATAGGACAAGGAATGAAATAATTTCTTTGATCTCCGTTTTTGTACATTTTATAAATAACAGAACTTTGAGTTATCAAGGGAGTAGAACCCCATACCATTTTTCGGGTTTCTGCGAACGCATTTAATCTATTTCGGATGATACCGATTTTAGATCCTTCTTTTTTATCATCTTTAAATGTATCAACTTCATCGCCAAGACTAACTTGCTTTGTTCTGCCCCTGAATGCATCGGGATTATTTGAACCCACGAAATTTATTGAACCACCTGGATATTGTTTATGATTTGTAGTATCGCCGGTATTTCGCGAACCTTTTCTTTTTGATTGAGCAAAAATTAAATCCCTTAAGCCCGCATGATCAATCATTGGATCTATTCTATCTTTAACCATTTCTTCAACTAATGCATTATCTGCCGTGATAAATTGTACATATTTAGGATTTGAACCAATAAAATAGATTATAGCATTTTCAAGAATAGCAACTGTATAACCGATCTGCGCAGCTTTCATAATAACAATTTCTTGAATGCCAGAATCATTTGCAAGCAAATTGAATGGTTCCCGCCAGTAAGGCGTAAAATTGAATTCAAAAAATCCTGGTTTAGGGCTTAATCCCTTTGGAATATAACGAATTTTCTCTATATATTCAGATGGAACTTCATAAATGCGTTCATCTACAATACTGGCAAATTGAGATTGTAAAAAATCTAAATCTGTTTTTTCAATCGTTATCGATGTCATATTTATTTTCCAGTCTTTTTAATGAATCATTTATTGATTTCTTGGCTTCTTTAGAAATCTTTGTATATGCCTTTTTTCTCAATTCAGGAATTTTATGTTTTGCAGTTTCTGCATCACTCAAAACCATCGAAATAATAATCTCTGTTTGACTTTCCGCAAGATCAAAAGCTGCATCCATAAAAATATTAAGATATAAAAAAACGTTAGATGTTACAAAATCTTTTTCAATCAATTGATTTTTACGTTCGCGGCTTTTTTGATCCTTTTCTAAGGCTGTCATTAATTTTGATAAAATACCCGCCCATTTATCAAGCTGCATCGGTCCGCCATATCTGGAAACAAGTTCAAATATTGTTAATTTAGACATTTTAAAGGGAAGACCGGTTATGTTCTCAAATTGTTCTTTTGATAATTCCTCAGAATCACTACTTTCAAAAGTAGTAGGCTTTCTTAATTCTTTGTAATTATCCCATCCTTCTGATTTCATTAAATCTAAAAAGTCAGACATTGAAAAGCTCCGGTTGAGTATTTTTATAATTAGTTATCAATATTTCGGTTTTGCGGTTTTTTAGATTTTGTCGTTCACCTATAATGTGGATATTAAGATTTCTTTGCTTTGCTTGATTTAAAATAAATGGATGATCAAATTCTGACATTGCATATTTACATCCGGTACCGGACAGTGAATCAAATAATGAAACAACATTTTCTTTTGTCCATGTTTTCATTTTGTAAATATAATTTTGCTTAGAATCTGCATCAAGATATGGAGGATCAGAGTAAATAAAGGATTTGTTTTGTTCATCACTGTCTCTAAAAGATAATGCCAATAGAAACTTTTCAAATGTGAAATTATTGAATTGAATTCCATATAATAATTCACAGGTTTTATTTATATTTCTATATAAAACATCTTTTGAATTACCACACACATTCATTATAGTATTTCCTGTTCCCATTAAAGTTAAATTACTTAAAAATAAAAATCTTAAAGCCTTTTTAATAGGCTCCGTTTCTTCGTTTTTCTTCCAGTAGTTTAATAAATCGGAATGAATCGGCATAATATAAAATGCTTTTTCAAGTTCTTCTTTCTGATTCATAACAACTTGAAATAAATTAAAAACATCTGAATCTAAATCATTAACAATATTATATTTCGCTTTCAGTTTATTAAAAAACATACCGCCAGCACCAAAGAAAGGTTCAATGTAAATCTTATGATCTGGAAAATATTTAATTATTTCAGCAGCAATTTTCTTTTTATTGCCGAGTCTTCGCAATATCACTTAGGCAAGCCTATTATTTTTAAGAAAGCCTACTACTTTTGAAAGTAGTGATTTTATATTCATAATGTTTTTTGAAACTCCTGCATTATCTCGTATTTTATTTTTTTTGATGCTTCAAGTCCATACTGCTTTTCTATAACTGAAGACACACATTTTATAAGTTTTATAGATTCATCGTTATTTTTTTTTATTGGTTGCTGTTTATTAGTAATTGAATTAGGACGTTGATTATTTTTTTCTTTATCGTTAATAAAATTTTTAACATCAAGTACGCTCTTCTTATGATTCAAAAGAAACTCTTCATTTTTAGGGTCATGAATATTATATAATCCAGAAATTGATTTTGTTAACTTTCCAGATTTTTCAAGCATGTAGATATTTTGCCGAGTAGTTCCACAAATAGACGCAAGCCATGTTCCCCTTAATTCCATAATATTAATATAGTTTACATTTTACAAAAACACAAGATATTTACATGGTAAACGGTAAATGTAAATGAATGACTCATTAACCACAGATCCTCACGTAGATTAT